TCCCGCGTTCAACCCGATCGCTTCGCTTACGATGCGATGATGGAGCGAAAAATCCGTGCCCACATAGGAAAAGACGTGTCGATGATGACCGACCGGCGTGGTGGCGAAAAGAAACCCATGACGCTTGATGCCTTCGCCCAGCGACTTCGCGCCCAGCCTGAGGAGCGCTACGAATATCAGCCCGGCGATAGCGGCTGCGCCTGCTTTGCGGGTGTCGCATGAGCATCCCAGCGCCTTTCGAGGTGCATCAGCACCATGATGGCTGGCGGTGGCATCTGATCGCCGCGTGTGGCCGGCCGCTGGCCTATTCGACCGATGCATTCCCCAGCGACTTTGCCGCTGCCGAGGCGGCCAGGGCCACGCGCGCTGACATGGCGCTGCGGGCGGCCTTGGTTGATGCGGATGGGGAAATGCCGTGGACGTGAAAGACCGCAGCCAATTCCACCGCGATAGCCTCCGCAGGGCCGCTGCTCAGGTCATCTGCCCGACATGCGGCGCCCTGAGGGGCTTTCCATGCATTCGCGCGCGTGGCGGCCCCCGCAAGGCCATCCACGCCGATCGCTATGCCCAAGTCCGGGGAGAGCGGCCCCTGTGAGCGGCTTCGTCACCCTCCACCGTGAAGCGCTCGATCATCACCTGTTCCGGGGCGATTCCGCGCGGCTGGGCGCATGGTTCTGGCTGATCGGCAAGGCATGCTGGAAACCGACAACGCATGACGCGCGCGGGCGCACGATCACTGTCGAACGCGGGCAGCTTTGTGCTGGCCGCGAGTATCTGGCGAAGGAGTGGGGCTGGTCACCCAGCGCGGTCGAGCGGTTTTTGGTCCGTCTCGAAACCGAACATATGATCGAACGGCAAACCGGACAGGGAAAGTCAGTCATAACCATCTGCAATTACGACAAATATCAGGACGTAGCGGCAGAAGGCGGACATATGTCCGGACAGTCAACCGAACAGAAGTCGGACAGAAATCGGACAGCAAAAGAACAAGGGAACAAGGAAACAAGAGAACCTAACGGTTCTCATACCCCCCTTTCCCCCCGTTCTGATTTCGAGGCTTACCCAGAGCCTGCCCCAGCGCCCACCGCGGACAATCGGGGTGAGGTTGAAGCTTCGCCTGCCGCCGCCAAGTTTGGGCCACAGGACGTGCTCGACATGTGGAACCGGGCAGCGGTTCAGATCGGCCTGCCCAAGGCCACGAAGCTGTCCGATGCCCGCCGCAAGCACGCCACCAGGCTGATCCGCGATCACGGCGAGGAAGGCTTCCGCACCGCCATCAGGGCCATCATCCGCTCCCGGTTTCTGCGGGGCGATAACGACACCGGCTGGCGGGCGGACGTGGATTTCCTGCTGCAACCCAAATCCTTCTTGAAGCTCATTGAGGGCGCATATGACCGAAGCAACCGGGCAAGATCTGATTACCGCCACGAGCCCGACGGCGCAGTGGCTTTCCTCCAGCAGCGTCTTGGGATTGACGGAGATCCGGGCCCTCCCGGAGAGGCTGGACGATGGGATGATCGAGAAACTGGAGGCAGTGATCTCGTGCCCCGCCGTTCAGCCTGAGCCTTGCCCGCCGCAGTATCTGGAAAAAGCGCTGATGGCGATGATGGCGGTGCTGCCGCGTCAAGGCAAGGATGCGGCGACAGGCGCGGTGATGGTCAAGCAATACCTGCTCAAGCTGGCCAAGCACCCCAAGGGCGCGATCGAGTATCTCTGGGCCACGTCGATCGATCGGTTGAAGTGGTTTCCCACCGTGGCCGAGTGCAACGAGATCATCGCGGAATGGACCTCGCGCGCGGCGGAGCAGCGGCACGCCAAGGACATCGCCGGCAGCCGGATCAAGCGCGAGAAGCAGGCCCGGTTCGATGATGCGATGCGCGCGCTGAAGAAGGGCCAGTTGAGCCAGGCCGAGATCGATGCGCTGCCCGACAAGTGGAAGCTCCATGCCGTGACGGCGGGCCACCTCTGGCTGCTGAAGAACGGCGAGCATCGCGCCCGGTCGGCATTCCTCTGGATGACCGATGCCCAAGTGGAAGAACAGCGCGCCCTAGTGGCGCAGTGGCAAGAGGAAGGTTTGCTGTGAGCCGTTCAAGCCTGACACGCTTCTCGCATATGATGCAAGATCCTGACCCAAATGGTGCCAGTAAAGCTGCGCGCGAGGCCTGGCTTCAACACGGCATTGTTGTCATTTTTCCGAGCCAATTGAAATCTATGGCGGGTCTGGAACGCCAATTGATTTGCGCTATTGCTGATAAGAACTATGGTAAAAGACAATAATACAATGGGGTCGGACATGGACAAGCGTAAGATTACCGCCGAAGAGGTGAAGGCAAGGGTGCGAGATAATGCCATTGCCGAAGAACAGCGAGAAGCAGCTTTCATTGATCATTTCGAGCGCGTGGCTGTGCAGCGCGTCTGCGATGAGATCGGCAAGCCGTTTGTTGAGGCCGGGTTGGTTGGCGTGGATGAACCCGCGGCAGTGGCGGCTGAGCGTGAGCGCGTCGCGGCGCTGATCGAGCGTGACCGGGCCGATCGCGTCAGCGAGCGTGATCGTAAGGCCGCCGCGTTGCAGGTATCCGAGGGTGTGACGGTAAACATTGCCGATGCCGTGATTGAGCCTACGCCGGAATGGAAGGAGCAGGGCGATTTTCGCACTTTCACGCCGCGGCTGGAGCAAGGGACCGTGCGCACGGTGAAGGCCTATCGCCGCGTCAGTGTGCCGATGGTCCTGCGGCTTTGGAGCAAGGGCAAGATCAACGATGACCAGCTGCGCGCCTGCATCTGGTATCGCGAGGCATGGGAGCAGGCCGGGCTGATTGGCCGGTTCAAGTCCAGCCACATCAGCTTGACCGGAAATACCGGCGGCAGCGGCGGCATAGGCCAAGCCCCGATGGCATTGCAGCAGCGTGAGGCCGAAGCCAGGGATGGGTTCCGCCAGGCCACGGCAGCGATCGCGCCGGTGCTGGTGAAGATGTTTCAGGCGATCGTGCTGCACGACATGCCTCTGGCGCGCGCGCGGCGCTTCATCCGCTGCCGCAATGGTCAGGAGTTCCAGCGCTTCCTCGCCGCCTGCCAGGATCTGGTTGCCCACATCGAGAGCAATTCGATCGAGATCATGGACGAAGATGATGATGAAGGAATTTGACACGGGGAGAAAAACGATTCATCTGTGCCCCCGGAACAGTTATGCCCAGCGAACAGAGCCCCGCCCCGTGCGGGGCTTTTTCGTTGGTGCAAACCGCCAGAAATCAGGGGTTTTCTGATGGCCCGGCCTGGCACAAGCATCAATGCTCGGATCGGAAAACTGATCACAGCCGAGCAGCGCGCAAAAAAATTCAAGCGAGGCGAAGTCCTGGCATCCAAGCCGATGTGCGAGGTGCTGGGGGTGAGCTGGCCGACGTTGCGGGATTGGTGCAACGACATTGCGGAACTGGAAGCATCCGGCGCCGTGGTGCGTGGTGGCAACGGCATCGAGTGGCAGTTCAAGCCGGCTCGCACCGTGGCCATCATACTCAAGTCGCTGTCCAAGCAGCGGGACGGCCAGGCCAAGAAGAGCCGGGAAATCAGCAAGGCGATTGGTGTCAGCCTATCGCCCGATGAATCCGCGCCCAGCCTGGCCGAGACGAAGGACCTGGTGAACCTGACGCTGGCCGTGGTGGCCGCGCAGGAAAAGCAGGGCCGCTACACGCCGACCGAGCAAATGCTCGACTTCATCGAGCGCTATAACCAGCGCGTGGTGGAGGGGATCATGGGGGTGCGCACCCGCATGGACCCGAACGGGAAACTACCGCCCCAGATCCGGGCGGAAATCGACAAACACCTGCGCGCGGTTGCCACTGAAGTTCATGGTGAGGCCAAGCGCTTCATCGGAGAACACTGTGCGGGTTCTATCCAGGCAGGAGCTATCTGAGCAGGCACGATTGCTGGCTGCCGATGGCTTTTGCCAGGCGCCCGCCGCGCTGGCTGCACGCAAGCTCGATAGCCTGCTGCCGCGCGACAGCCTGACCACGCTCGAATATTCGGAAACGCGCCGGGTCATTCGCAAGCCTGACGGCACCAAGACGAACTGGTCCAAGGATCTGACGCCCTACCTGGTGCCGATCATGGATGCCCATGACGAACCAGAGGTGCAGGAGATCATCGTACCTAAGCCGGGGCGCTGCGGCGGCACGGTGGTGGCCGAGAACCATGCGCTGAAGCGGCTGGAGAACGGGCCGGCGGGCGACATCATGTGGTATCTGGCCGGGCCGGGCGAAGTCCGGTCCTACGCCGATCGCGTGCTGACGCCGCTGTTCGAGGATCATACCGGGGTTTCTAGCCGGCTGGGCACCTCGGCCAGCGACAACAAGAAGACCATGAAGCGGGTCGCCGGGGCCACGCTCGAACTGATGGTCATGGGCAAGGCGACGACGACGAACCGCCAGGCGGCATACATCGTCTTCGATGAGCCAGACAGCTACCACAAGGACTTCCGCTCCAACTTCCTGGAGCAAGGCCGGCAGCGCCAGCGCATGCTGGGTAATGACCGGCTGATCTACGCCTGTGCGCACCCCGACATCGGGTGGACCGGTGGCGTGGCCCAGGCCTGGACGCTTTCGACGCAAGGCATCTTCGTGATGCGGTGCCCGGAATGCGGCGATCACGCCTCGCCCTATCCGACCAAGTATTGGCCGGAGGTGCGGCGGTTCCGGCTCAGCTACACCAAGGCGCCCGAGGGCACGCCGCTGGATGAGCGGCTGGCGCTGGCCGAGGCCACGGCCTGCATGGCCTGCCCGCACTGCGGCGCCGGCATCGATGAGGCCCAGCGCGCGAAGATGGTCGATGAGGGGCGCTACATGCACAAGGGGCAGACGCTCGACATTCGCGCCGGCATCGTGGGTGAGCCGAACAAGAGTAAGACCTGGGGCTTCTGGATCCACGTCCTGATGTCGAAGCAGGTCGGGCTGGGCGAACTGGCCAAGGAACTGGAAGGCGCGATCGAGCACAAGGAACGCACCGGCAAGACCGACAAGCTGAAGCAGGTCATGGTGCGCACCTTTGGCGAGGTGTTCGAGGGGGCTGGGGAAGCCGAAGGGCTCGACGCCCAGAACCTGCGGATGCGGACCAAGGATCTGGCCCGGCACAGTGATGATGGCGAGCCGGTGGCCTATCGCATGGGTGAAGTGCCCGATGGTGTGCGGTTCATCACCGTGTCCATCGACGTGGGCGACAACAAGTTCGACATCCTGGCGCGCGGCTGGGATCTGGAGCGGCGGTCATGGCTGATCGATCGCCGCACAATCCGGCAGCGCTGGGATGGCCCGGTGCTGCGCGACATCGCGCCGGCGCACTCGCAAGAGGACTGGCAGGTGCTGGCCGAAGAGATCGACCGGCTTTATCCGCTCCAGTCCGATCCTGGCCTGGCGCTGCGGCCGGCGGTGGTCACCATCGACGCATCGAGCGGCAAGCACACCTGGAAGGCATACGAGTTCGCCCGGCGCATGGACGGCAAGCGCTGGGGCGTCTGGCGCAAGGTCCGGTGCATCAAGGGCTCGACCAACGCCAAGGCGGATCCGCTGCCGGCGACGCCGACCAAGATTTCGAAGGACAGCATCGGGAAACTGGTGCTGCCCGTGATCACGCTTCACTCGCTGGGCGTGCACAAGCTGAAAGAGGACACGCTCACCGATCTTGCGATCGAGGATGGCAGCCCCGGCCAGTGCTACTTCGCGCTGAACACACCGGATGGCGCCTACCAGGAACTGTTCAACGAGGTGCTGATCGACGGGAGTTGGGTTCGCAATGGCCCCAACGAAACGCTCGATCTTTACGGATATGCCGAGGCCGGCCGCCTGATGTTGCAGCCGGATCGCAAAGACATTCGCTGGGATGATCCGGCGAAGTTCCCCCCATGGGCCCGCCCGGTTCCCCTCTATTCGGAAGGAGGTGATCAAGCGGTCGAGGTGAAAGCGGCGGCACAGGACACGGGGACGGACAAGCCGAAGCCGAAAGGCATTTTCGCCAAGCACAAGGCACTTGAAGGAGACGAATGATGGCGCAGTCATCCGCGGAAATTCAGGCGGAACTGACCGACCTGTATGCCGCGCGTGCCGCCTTGGCGAAAGGCCAGATGGTTGAGCAGGCTGGGCGTGGCATGCGCCTGATGCGCTTCGCCAAGATGACGCTCCCCGAACTGGATGCCTATATTCAGCGCCGGGAGCAGGATCTGGAACAGGCCAAGGCTGTCGAGGCTGGCACGCCGCGCCGGCGCGCAATCGGGACGTATTTCTGATGCAGCCGCAGGACTATCAGCGCAAGTTTGGCGCCAGCAAGCAATCCATGGCCATTGCCACCGGCGGCACCGGGCGGTGGGGCGCCTATGACGCGGGCCGCTTCAGCAGCCGAGAAATGGCGTCGTGGCATCCGCCGCATTCCTGGGTCAACACCGACATTCTCGATAACCGGGACAAGGTGCAGGACCGGGCGCGCGACATGGCGCGCAACCACCCGGTCATTTCCGGCGCAATCGATCGTCGTGCCGAAACTGTCGTTGGCCCGGAGATCCGGCTGGAAGCGCAGCCTGCGTTCGAGGTCATGGGCCGGAGCCCGGAATGGGCTGATGACTGGGCCACCAACACCGAAGAGCAATTCCGGGTCTGGGCGCAGAATCATCGGTTCACCGCTGATGTCGAAATGACCACGACGTTCGGAGGTGTTGTCGAGACGGCCTATCGCCACTGGTGGACCGATGGCGATGCAGTGGCGGTGATCAAGCTGCTGGACCGCGGCGCCAATTACCAGACCTGTGTGGAGGTGATTGATCCAGATCGGCTTTCAAACCCGGATGGTGTCGCCGACAACATGACGCTGGAAAACGGCAACCGCGTGATCGGCGGTGTCGAAATCCACCCCGATGGCTACCCGGTGGCGTATCACATCCGCTGCGCCCACCCGGCCGAGTGGGGCCGCACCGATGGCGAGACGATGCGGTGGGAGCGCGTCCCCCGCTATGACCAGACCGGGCGCCCGATCGCAGTGCACGCTTTCAAGCGCAACATCGGTGGCCAGCGTCGGGGCATCAGCCGGTTTGTCGCCGGCATCAAGCGCATGAAGATGTTCGATCGGTATGACGATGCCGAGGTCGAAGCGGCGCTGCTCAATGCCGTCATGGCCGGGTTCATGGAAAGCCCGTTCCCGACTGGCGATGTGCAGGGCGCGATGCAGGCGCCGACCGGCGCCGAGGGCAGTGATGATGCCTGGTCGTTCGACAAGCAGTTGAACTACCGGATGGAAAATTCGGTGAAGGTCGATGGTGTTCGCATCATTCAAGGCCTGCCCGGCGAAAAACTGACTTTTGCGCGCGCGGAACGGCCGAGCGCTAACTACCCCGAGTTCCAGAAGACTGGTCTGCGCAGCTTGGCCGCCAATTTCGGCCTGTCCTATGCGCAGGTGTTCCAGGACTGGAGCGACATCAACTATTCGTCAGCGCGTGCCATGCTCAATGAGATCTGGCGCGGTCTGCTGCATGATCGCTACGAGTTCGTGACACGGTTCTGCACGCCCTGTTATGCCGCATGGCTCCAGGAAGCGGTTGCGATTGGCCGGGTGAAGGTGCCCGGTGGTCCGCTGGCGTTCTTTCGCTGGCGCGACGAACTGACCATGTGCGCATGGAAGGGCCCAGGCCGTGGCACCATCGATCCGCTCAAGGAATCGCAGTCCAACGAGTTCGAACTGAACGCGGGCACCACGAACCTGGGCATGATCGGCGACGACAATGGTGTGGACCATCGCCAGGTGCTGCTGGGCCAGGCGCGCGACAAGCGGCTGCGCGAGCGCCTTGGCCTCGACGCCTATACCCCGCTCAAGGGCGGCAAGGCCGCTGATGGTGCCAGCGCCGACCAGCAACCGGCGGATGCGCCGGCAGGAGCAGAAGCATGAGCAAATTCGCCCACGTTGCCGGCCGGCTGTTCAATGCTCCCCTGATGCTGCGGCCTGAAAAGGCCGAAATGCTCTGCGCCGCGCTGGTCGACCGGCTGGGCATTGCCAAGCTGGATACGATCGATGGCCGTTCGCTGGGCGCTGCGCAGATGCGCCAGATGGCGATGGATGACAGCGACTGGTATTCCAAGCCGAAGACCGCGCGGGATATGTATGAGTTGCGACAGCGCGTGGCCACGGTTTCGATCTCTGGAACAACCGTGCACAAGCTTGGTGGGGTCGAGCCCTATTCGGGAATGATAGGCTACGATCAAATTGAGCGCATCGTGGCCGATGCTCAAGCCAATGAAGAAGTCGGCGCCGTTCTGGCCGAAATCGATAGCGGCGGCGGCGAAGTGGCTGGATGCTTCGATTTCTGCCGCAAACTGCGGACCATGGGCGCCAAGAATGGCGGCAAGCCCATCATCGCATTCGTCAACGAGATGGCGTGCTCCGCTGCCTATGCCATTGCGTCATGCTGTGATGCGGTCATGACAACCGAGACTGGTATCACCGGCTCGATCGGCGTTTGGACCATGCTGGTCGATATGACCAAGGGCCTTCAAAAGGGCGGCATCGAGGCGACCATGATCCGTGCCGGTGAACGCAAGGCGCGCGGCGGACCTTATGAGCATGCCGACAAGGAAACTGTCGATAAGCTTCAAGCCTGGGTCGATGAGACCTGGCACATGTTTGCCGCTCTCGTAGCAGAGGGGCGCCCCATCTCCGAAAAGGCCGTGATTAGCCTTCAAGGTGATTGGTTTACCGGTCACGACGCACTCGGCCTTGGCCTCGTCGATGCGGTCGATTCCTCCGAGGCCATTTTCGACGCGGTCGCGAAACTCGCCCGCTGATCACTCTACAAGGAGAAGACAATGTCCAAAGCCTCGAACGGGCTGCGGCAGGCGCTCGCACGCTCTGCGAGTGGCACCGTGGTCGCGCTGGGCGAGATGGCGGCTACCGACATCCTGGCAAGCCTGAGCGAAGAGCAGAAGGCTGGCCTTCTCGCCCAGCTTGGCGCCGCCCCGCCGCCCGCACCGCCCCCCGGTGCCAATGCCGGCGATCCAGAGCCCGACGGCAATGATCCGAACGAGCCGGGCGAGGACGACAAGTGCTCGAAGTGTTCGGAGCCGATGAAGGATGGCAAGTGCCAGAAGTGCACGCCGGACTCCAACGCCTCTGCTGCCGCCAGCGATCCCGTCGCTCAGGCCCGCGCCGAAGAGCGCGCCCGCTACAGCGCCGTGATGTCGAGCGAGCATTATCAGGGCCGCGAAGCCCTGGCCTCCAAGATGCTGGCCAACGACAAGCTGAGCGCCGACGACATTGTGGGCATGCTTGCCGCCGCCGCGCCGGGTGCCGCCGGCAGCGATGCCGATGCCCAGGCCGGCGCGGCGATGCTCGCCGCCATGAAGTCGTTCGGAAATCCCGACACCAGCCATGCCAGCGGCGGCAAGCCCAAGGCCGAAGCCAATCACGGCTGGGACCACATTCACGCTGAAATCCGCGAACGTCGCGGCCGGTAAGCCCAAGTCCGAAGGAAGGACCTTTCCATGACCACTCTGACCGAAGGCATTTACCCGACCGAATCGCTGATCAGCGAAGCCCCCGGCGAACAGAGCCGCGAGGCGATCGTCGTGAAGTCGGGCCAGAACCTCAAGTCCTGTGCTGTGCTCGCAACTCTCTTGGGCGGTACCGTCGCATCCGCTGCCAAGGCTGGCGGCAACACCGGCAACGGCACCTTCACGCTCGATGCCACCACGCCGCTGCTGCTGGGCGCCAAGCTGGGCGTCTATACCCTGCGCTGCATCGCCGCCGCTGCCAACAATGGCACGTTCCGGCTGGAAGATCCCGATGGCGTCGTGCTGAGCGACATCGTGATGGCCGCCGGTGCCGCCACCGTGGCAGAGCAGATCAAGGGCGCCCTGGCCGATGGTGCCACCGACTTTGTGGTGGGCGACGGCTTCGACATTACCGTCTCGGCCATCGTCGAGAAGGAGGTCGAATACAACCCGGCCGGCGCCGATGGTTCGCAGATCGCCACCGGCATTCTCTACGGCGCCATCAATGCCACTTCGGCTGACACGCGCGGCGTGGCCTACAAGCGCAACTGCGAACACAACGCCGACATCGTGGTCTGGAAGACGGGTATCACCGCCACCCAGAAGGCGAAGGGCACCGCCGACCTGAAGCGCCGCGGCATCATCCTGCGCTGATCTTCTGAACCAATCGCGCGCTCAAGGGCGCCGGGGCACGTCTCCGGCGCCCTTTTTGCGTCGATCCCTCTGAAAGGACCGATTCCCCATGCTTACCATGGACGTTTTCAAGCAGGACGCCTTCTCGGCGATCTCGCTGACCGAAGCGGTGCGCCGCAGCCAGACCATTCCCGGCTTGCTCGGCACACTGGGCCTTTTCACCCCCAAGCCGGTGCGCACCCGCACCGTGGCCGTCGAGGTCAAGGGCAACACGCTCAACATCATCCAGACCAGCGAGCCGGGCGCGCCGCGCACCCGCCGCGCCAACAACAAGGCCGACATCCGCGACCTGCGTGTGCGCCGGATCGAGGAAGCCAGCACGATCACGGCGGAATCGCTCCAGGGTATCCGGGCCTTCGGTTCGGAAACCGAACTGAAGACCCTGCAGAAGGACGTGGCCGAGCGGCAGCAGGACTGCATCGATGATCTGTCGGCCACCAAGGAACGCCTCTACCTGTCCTGCATCGATGGCGTTCTGCGCGATGCCGACGATACGGTCATCTACGATTACTATGACACGTTCGGCTTCGTGAAGCCGGGCGAAATCGACTTCAACTGGTCGGCTCGCACCGGCTGCAAGAAGTTCGTGGCCAACAACGTCAAGCGCCCCATCCTCCGCGCGCTGGGCGGCGTCGCGCCGGCAGGAATGCGCATCATTGCGCTCTGCGGTGACGACTTTTTCGACGATCTCCAGGAGAACGGCGAATATCGCGACACCTTCAAGAATACCGAGCGGGCTTCGAAGCTGCTGGAAGACACCGCGTTCGAATCGGTGGAAGCCTGGGGCGTCACCTGGATCAACTATCGCGGCACCGACGACAATTCGAAGGTCGCGGTCGGCGTGGACAAGGCGAAGTTCATTCCGGTCGGCGTGCGCAACCTGTTCCAGGAAGCGTTTGCCCCGGCGCCGACGTTCGGCTTCGTCAACACGCTGGGCCAGGAATGGTACAGCCGCATCGTGGTCGACAAGGATCGCGAGGAATGGGCCGATGTCGAAATCGAGTCCCACCGCCTCCCGATCTGCACGCGCCCCGAAGCGCTGATCCAGGGTAACAAGTAACATGGCGCGGCCTGTCCCTGACGGGTTCCGCCGGGTCCGGGCGCTCAGCGCCCGCACCCACTTCGTGCCTAGCCACGGCCAGGTTCACTTCGACCCCGACAACAGCAAGTTCGAGACGCGCAATCCGGCCCTGCCGGAAGACCAGATCGAACTGCTGGTCGAGCGCGGCTGGGTTGCCGATGACCTGAGCGAGGCAGATCTTGCCGACGACGATCAGGCGCCGGCGGCCAAGCGCCAGAGCCGCAAGGCCAAGGCTGTGCCCCCCGCCGACGACGATCAGGCGCCGGCGGCATGACTTGGACAGGCCCTCGTCTCGAAGACATGCTGGATGACCTGGCAATCACCAGCGCCGACATTCTTGGCGATGGCCTGTCCTACACCCCCGCCGGCGGCATCGCTACGCCGATGCGCGGCTATGTCGATTTCGGCGACCAGCAGCAGGACATGCAGACTGGCAAGGTCATTGCCCAAGATATCCGCATCGAACTGCCGATCGCCACCTGTCCGATCCGCCCCACCGGCCAGGCTCGGCTGACCATCAACCTGCTGCCCGGCATCGTCTTCAAGCCGATCGATATCGAGCGCAGCGACGACGGCCATCATTGGGTCTTCAATGTGGAGAAGGTCGTTGGCTGATCCTGCAATCTCCAAGGTCGAGGACGCTATTGCCGCCGTCCTGCGCGCTTGGCCCGCTTTGTCCGCGTTCACGGTTCTGACCAACCAGAGCAGCGATGTCGCGCTGGAAGAGGGGACCAACAATACGTTGACGGTCGCTACCGCCGCCTATCGTTTCGAGGTGGCAGACGAGAACTGGATGACTCTCCACACCGCAATGATCGATGTGGAGTCCACCACCCAGGTGCAGGCCGTAGGTACCATCAATCGTGCCAACCAAGCTGCTCTGGCCCATGTGGTTGGCGCGATTGGCGCAGATCGCACCATCGGCGGCATGCTGCAGGACATTCAGGAAGTCGATGTGGCGCCGGCTGCTGCCATGGGCCGCGATGTCGGATCTGCGTCGATCCAGCTGATGGTCCAGTTTTTCACGCCCCGGGACGATCATTTCACGATCGTTGGGCCCGGCGGCGCTCACTTCTGACCCCGACGAAAGGATAGCCATATGGCTGACAGTGTTTGCCCGCCGCTCGGCACGGGCAGCGTGGATATGAACGCGCTCTCCGACGCTGCACGCAAGAACAAGGATCTCGATGCAGCCCTGGCTGCCGCCACCACGCGCGTGGAGGCCCCGGCACAGGCCGATCCCGAATCTGATCCTGCTCCGACCGCCAGCCAGGCTGTTGAGCAGCCCGCTGCCGACGCCAGCCCGGCGGGCTCGGCGCAGTAACCTCGACTGAAGAAAGGCCAGTCCCATGGCATTGAAGTCCAACAACACGGCGGTTGCCGTTGCCATCCAGTCGGTGGTGGATGCGTTCACCGCGCCGACCACGCCGGCCGACCTGATGCCGGTGTCGAACCTGAAGCTCGATATCGCCGGCGTGACGATCGCCAACGACGAATACACCGGCTCGCCCTTCAAGAACGCTGACAGCGTGGCAGGCAAGAAGGTGACGCTCTCCTACACCATTAAGCTGCGCCCGCCCGGCGGTGTGGCCATCCCGGCCGCGAACGCATTCCTGCTTGGTCGTATTCTCCAGGCTGCCAAGTTCACCGAAGTGCGCACGTCCGCTGCTATCCCCGTTGCCCCCGAAGCGGTCAGCGCCGGCACTACCACCGGTGCCACGCTCGGCGCTGGCGCGGCGGCGACTGCCGATCTCTACAAGGGCATGGCCATCTCGCTGGCCGGCATGGGCACCAACTATAAGGAGCGCATGAGCGCCATCCGCTCCTATTCCTCGACGAAGGTGGTTGCCTTCGTGGAAACGTTCGGCAGCGGGGTGGCCGGCAATTACCAGATCCCGGCCCAGATCGGCTACATGCGTGACGTTTCGTCTGTTGATCCGATCCTGCTTTCCCAGCAGGTCTGGTTGGACGGCCACCGCTTCGATCTGGTGAACTGCCGCGTCACGCAGATGACCTCGCCAGTTCCGACCTCGACCAAGGACCAGGCGGCCTATCCGGAAGTGAACGTCACGTTCGATGCCACCATCAGCGCAAACTCGGAACAGGCCACGCCGGCCGTGCCGCCCGCTGGCACCATCCCCCTCTACAAGGACGGCGATGGCTGGTTGGCGGGTGTGCGCGTCGGTCTGAAGTCGTTCACCGTCGATCTCGGCATTCAGACCGAGAACCCGCCGAACCCGAACAAGGTCGACGGCGTCGATGCTGCCGAACTGGTGGGTGGCGTGGCCAAGGTGCAAATGGTGCGCCAGAAGTACCGGCCTTCCACCATCGACACCCTCGCTCTGGCCGATGCCCAGGCCTATCAGCCGTTCTTTGCGCAGTGGGGTAATGCGCCTGGGCAGATGGTGCAGATCGTCGTGCCCGATGGCCGCCTCGATTACCAGAACCCCGACCTCGGCGGGAACATCATCATGGAAAATGGTGACCTGCTGATCGATGCGCTTTCGCGCGGGGTCTGCATCAACTTCCCCTACTGATCCCCCACCACCTGAAAGGACATCCTGACGTGCCCCAGGACATCCCCCTGGAGGCCAGTGAAACGCTGGCCTTCACGCCACAGTCGCTTGCTGGCATCAGCGGCGCCCCCGTCTTCACGCTCCGAACCCCAACCACGCGGGAAAAGCGGTTTCGCCGCCGCCTGATGGCTGAAGAAGGCGTGGCCTTCCATTCCGAAGGCGAATTGCGGCAGGAAATTCTTGACGCGCTGCGCACCCATCTGTGGGGCGAGGAAAAGTTCGTGACCCACAGGGCGCCCCTGCTCGCGTATTGGGATGCGCTGGACGAATACCGTCTTCAGAAGAAGGACGATCCCGACCTCAAATGGTCCTATGATGAAGCCACTGAGCAGGCTGTTCTGAACCTGCTGCGCGATGTCGAGCAGTCCTGGAAGCCGATCGGCCGCATGAAGGCCGACAACATCGATCACAACGAAATCTTCATGGCGGCCACGGTGGCTGTCATCGTGCAGGAATGGAGCGGGCTTCCCACAGCCAGGGATACCGACCGCGGGTATCTCACCATCGATTGCGTCGATGCCATGGCCACCAGCATGACCAAATTTGCCGAGCGCAATGACGTGCTGGGCAAGTTGGCTTGGCTGGAACTGTTCAACGCCTGTGCCAAGCAGATGTCGCTTGATGAGGAAGAGGAAAAAAACTCCGCATCGCCGTCGCCGTCAGGGATGACCCCACCAGCTTCGAAGCCGAGGAAAGCCTCGGCCAAGGCTGGGAAATCCCGGGCCTCGGCGCGTTCCAGCAAAACCCCCGCAGGCGCCTGACCGATGATCATTGGGCGCTGCTTCGGCTCCACCGCCAGTGCGACATGGGCATGGCCGGCATGCGATATCCCGACGGGCGCGCGCCGCTCGATCAGCCATTGCTGCTGCTCGATGCGTTCGCGGTCATATCGTCGGCCCTGGCGGAACTGAAGCGCCGTGAGGATTAGCGCGCGCCTTCACGCCGGTGATTATGACGGGCCATTTGCTGCCTGGCGGCGTTTCGCCGAACAGCGCATGGAGCGGGCGGCCTTGATCGCCACTGATCGCGGCGCACGATCGATGCTGGGCCAGGTACGCAGCCAGATGGCAAGCGCCGGCCTGGGCCGGCTCGGCAATGGGCTTGGCGCGGATTCCGATCTGCGCCAGGGCCGCGGCGTCCACCGCTATGCCAATGGCGGCTTCAGCGCTTCTGGCGTGGTGTTTATCCGTAGCGGTTCCGACCGCACCAGGGGCGCGATCGAGGCCTATACCCAGGGAGCCGAGATCACCCCGGTGCGATCGCGCTGGCTCTGGATACCGACCGACAATATCCCGCGCGTGTCAAAGCGCTTTCGCCTGACGCCGGCACTGTGGGCGCAGAACGGGCTGGATCAGCGCATCGGGCCTCTGGTCTTCATCAAGGGCATCAACGGATATCCGCTGCTGGCGGTCAAGAACGTCGGCGTCGACCTCTCGGGCCGGAAGCGGTCGGCGAAGTCGCTGACCAAGCGCGGCATGCCCCGAGCAGGCCAGGCTGAAAAGCAGCTGCTCATTGCCTTTGTCGGCATCCCTCGCACGGCCCGCGCCGCGCGGGTGGATGTCAACGCCATTGCGCGCGCCGAAGCATCGGCGCTGCCGCTCCACTTCAACGATGCCACCGGAAGGATCTGACGAATGGCTGATGGTCCCGTGTTCCCGGCCTTTCTCAAGCTGGAATACCAGCGCGACAATAGCGCCAAGGACACGTTCCTTGCTGAAATGGCGTCGATCAACACTGATGCGCAGCGCCAGTTCAAGCAGTCGTTCGATGAGATCGGCAACATCGTCAAGCGCAGCCTCTCGGGCTTTCGCAGCGGAGAATTTCGCATCGATCTCGACACGTCGACGCTGCGTCAGGCCGCGAACGATGCCGAGTTTGCAGCGTCACGCCTGGCCTTCACGCGCGATGCGGCGACGAGGCTTGCCGGCGCCACGGGCGATACCTCGCAGGCCACGCAAGCCTATCTCCAGGCACTGCGCGCACAGACGATCGAGGCAGAGCGCAATGCCGGCGCGGCGCGCGAGCAGGTCACCACCTATTCCCGGCTCCAGGCTGAGATCGATCGCACGATCGGCAAGAACCAGCAGTTGGCTGCGTCATATCGGGCAACATTCGAAGAGCAGGCCAAGGCCACCAATTATGCCCATGCCTATCAGCAGGGCATCAACCAGGTATTCGCGCCAGGCCTGATCGGCCCAGCCAAAAGCGCGCGTTCGTCGGCGTCGGTATTCGAAGATCAGTCCTATGCCTCCAGGGCCGACACCCGCAGCGGGTTGGACCGCATGCTGGCCGGCTCTGCCTCGCTCGATCGCGCCGCAGTGTCCGCCACCACGCTTGAGCAGGTGCTGGGGCGCGTCTCGGCAAAGGGTCGCGAGGTGTCTGCGTCGCTGGCCGATGCGGCCCAGCAGGCAGCCCGTGCGGCCGAAGAGGAAGCGGCCCGTGTAGCAACTGCCAAGGCGGCAGAGGAAGCAGCGACGAAGGAAGCGGCAGATGCCATGCGTCGTTACGCCGCGCAGGCAAATGATCTTCGCCAGCGCCTCGATCCGGCACTGGCCGCGCAGCAGCGCTACGATGCCGAACTGGCCCGTGCTGATGAACTGCTGGCCGCCAATGCCATCTCGGCGCAGGAATATGCCCAGGCGCAGAAGCTCGCGACCGCCGGGCTCCAGGATGCTTGGCGCGGCCTCACGCAGGCCGAGAACGAGAACGTGGCGGTCAAGAAGCGTGGCAGCACCGAAACGCAGAATGTGATCAACGGCATTCGGGCACAGCGTTTTGCCTTTATCCAACTCGGCCAGCAGATGCAGGACGTGGTCATTCAGACCCAGATGGGCACATCTGCCACAACAGTCTTTGTGCAGCAGGTTCCACAGATGGCCTATGCGCTGTCTGGTCTGGAGGGCAACGTCAACAAGACCTATGACCGGATCGGCAAGTTCGCAACATTCCTTGCCGGCGGATGGGGCGCCGTGATCTTCGCGGCGGTAGCCGTGCTGGGCCCGTTAGCCACGGAACTGCTGGGCGTTGGCGATGCTGAGGAGGATGCCAAGGGCAAGGCTTACGATTTCTCGAAGGGGCTCAACGTTCTGGAGTTGAGCGCATCGAGCGCTGCCAACGCAATGGCGCAGCTTGCTCAAGAAATGCGGGGGGCTATTGCCGTTCAAGGCGATTTCCTTCGGGCGAAGGCAGATATTGCCGACAAGTCCGTTACAGATCTCGAAGCGGAACTGAAGAGTAGCCAGGATCAACTGGCAGCGGCCAAAAAGCGCTTGTCCGAAGGCGGCATGGCCTATTCGCTCTCTGGCGAAGGTCTGAACGATGCGTGGCGGGCGGACCACTTGCCAGCCATCATTGCCGATCAGCAGAAAGCACTGGCCAGCGCCCGCATGGCCCAAATAAATGCGCAAATTTCGGTGAGCCAGAGGGCCGTCAATGACAGCCTGGATGCCGCGACACGTGCGACTGACACATACAACGAGGCGGTTGGGCGTCTGAATGATCGCCTGCAGAAATCGAAGGATGACCCGGTCAGCGCCCAAAGCTCTGGCATCTTCATCGACCAGAAGGGTTATGAAGCCGAGTTTCTTCGCCTCACGAAAATCAAGAATGCCGCGATCAAAGCCGCGCAGGACGCCAAGAAGTCGGTCCAGGAATACGGTCGGGAGATCGACATGGCTGCTGCCAAGTCGATCGCGCAGGCAGCTGGCTTCCAGGTCAATAGCGGCAACCGGTCCTACGCCGATCAGAAGCGGCTCTATGATCAGTGGGTTGCACAGGGGAAGCCTGCCGATAATCCCGTAGCGGTGCCGGGTACTAGCGCGCATGAGCGCGGCAATGCCCTCGATATCCAGATCGCAGACGGTGTCACCCCGGCTTCGATCAAGAAGGCCTATGAGGATGCCGGTGTTCACCTCACCAAAATCTTCAAGGAGCGTGGCCACTTCCACATCGAGTGGAGCACCAGCGGCGCCGACAAGGTTCAGCGAGAGGAAGATCAGCTTGCCAAGTTTGGCAAGACTGCCGCTGAGTCGATCGCGCGCGTCAATGAACGGTTCAATGAGCAGCCGCGCCTGGTCGACGCCGCCGCCCAGGCTACCCGGCAACTAGACGACATCATTGCCGAACTGGAGAAGCGGCATCCTCCCGGTTTCGAGAAAATGATTGCCCAGGCCAGCGCGGCGAAGGCGGCTATCGATGATGCCTTGGTGCGCCCCTACAGGGAATTGCAGCGGGATAGCGATCGCCGCATCCAGCAGCAGCAGTTGCTTTTGCAGGGACGTGATGCCGAAGCTAATGCACTTCAGGACATCTGGCGGCTGGAAGAGAAACTTGGCCCGCTTACCGCTGAGCGACGCGCCGAAGTGCTGCGCATGGCTCAGGCTGAGCAAAAGCAGGTCGAAGCTCTCCAGCGAGCCCAGGAAATGCAGCAGATCTACCTCGACACCACGCGGTCTATCCGCAGCACAGTCGAGGGCATCCTGGGGGGCTATGGAAAGCTTTCCGACCTGAAGAACATCGGCCAGCAACTGCGCGGCCGGGTTATGGCCGAGAACCTGTTCGGCGACGTGTTTCGCGACATGGACAAGTGGGTGAAGGACAAGACCGGCATCGGGTCGAGCGTTGACCTGATGGCAACGGAAACTGAGCGGGCTGGCGCTGCGGCGGGCACGTTTGCTGATACGCTCATCGCTGCCGCCAACAAAATCGCTCAGGGCGGGAGCGTCGGCACCGGCGCGGGCAGTGCTGGTTCGTCGTGGGCTCTGGGCAACATGAGCATCCCCTCGATGCTGGCTGCCCCGAAATCGACGCCGGCCGCGGCCAACGAAAATCCGCAGATTGTCGTGACCGCGAACCTTCCCCCGAAGGTGGGCAAGACGGTCAACGACCTGACGCCTGATCGGTATTTCGAAGAGCAGAAGAACAAGATGCGCGATGCGCTGACAGCTGCTTTGGAAAAATCCGGTCTTGGCCCCGGCTTGTCGAAAAGCCTGGCCGGCCCGCTTGCCGGTGCATTCGAGGGCTATATCTCGACCGGCACCACGTTCGGTGCCGTTCTCGGCGGCCTGAAAGACATCAAGGGTTTGCCAGATGACCTATCGAAATCTCTCGGCGCGGCATTCAAGGGCGCGCAGACGGGGGCAAGCATTGCTGACCTAAGCGGCATGCTGGGCATCGGCCTGGACAAGAACGGGTCGGTAGCCGGCGGTGCGCTTGGTGGCGCCGTTGGCGATCTGGTCGGCATCCCTTGGCTGGGCGCCGCTGGTTCGGTTGTTGGTGGCATTCTTGGCAAGCTATTCGGCAAGCGCCCGCGCGGCGGTGGCGCAGTCACGCAGGATTCGGTGACGGTCAGCGCCAACGATAATGGGATCACCGGATCGCTCGACAGCTTCGGCAGCACGCTGCAGTCCTCGATCACCAAGATCGCTGATGCCCTGGGCGCTTCAGTCGGCTCGTATGATGTCGGGATCGGGCGCTACAAGGAATACTACCAGGTGTCGGGCGTCGGCAACGACAAGGCGCTGGGCAATTCCTATTTCCAGAACCGCAGCAGCACCGCGCTCTATGATGGCACCGATGCTGAAGCGGCAATGCGCGCGGCCATTCTGGGCGCCATCCAGGACGGCGCAGTCAAGGGCATCCATGACGGTGCACTGCGACTGCTCAAGGCTGGCAAGGACCTTGACACGCAGATCCAGAAGGCAGTCGATTTCGAGAACGTCTTCAAGAAGCTGAAGTCCTACACCGATCCAGTGGGCGCCGCGCTCGACACCCTCGATAGCGAGTTCACCAAGCTGAAGGCGACCTTCACCGAAGCCGGCGCATCGGCCGAAGATTTCGCTGCCCTGGAAAAGCTCTACGGCATCGAGCGCACGAATGCGGTGAAGCAGGCGATGGACCAGATCACTGGATCTCTGCAAAGCCTCTACAACGACCTGACCGTGGGCAATAGTGCGCTCTCGCTGCGCGATCGCAAGGCAGAGGCCCTGGCCACCTATCAGCCGCTCGCCGATCGGGTGAAGGCGGGCGACACCACGGCCTATGACGACTATGCCGCAGCGGCGCGCCAGCTGCTTGAGATCGAGCAGCAGATGAGCGGCTCCCAGAGCGACTATTTCGCGCTGCTCTCAGAAGTGACCTCGCTGACCAAGACGCAGCTGGACTCCACCAAGGCGGTGGCCGACGCATCTGCCAACCGGGATAGCCCGTTCTCGACCAGCACCAGCACGGGCACCAGCACTAGCACGTCGGTGGCGAACGATAACAGCAGCGTGACCAATGCCATCGGCTCCTTGGCACAGACGCTGCTCGACGGCCTGGGCTACAAGCTGGATGCCGTGAACACGAACCTTGGCTCGCTAATCCAGCAGGGGATCAACAACGGAACGATCACCGGCGAGTATGCCGGCATGCTGAAGACGGGAACCTGGTAATGCTCTCCGTCCTGGCGAAGGTATCCCCGCTGCATCTGGCGACGGGGCAGCGGCTCGATGTGCGCGTGGCATCTGCCCAGGATCGCCGCATCACAGGCCTCGGCGGGAAGGTGTGGGAGCCGGCCATGGTCACGCCGCCGTCGATCGGTATCGCACTGTGGAACGGCGACTTCACCGATGCCATTTCGGCCGCGGCGGCCACGCTGCCGGTCAATGTCGGCATCCTGAAGGAGACCTATGCCCAGGCCGATGACACGATGTGGATCGGTGCGCCGGTGGAGATCTATGCCGAGCCGGCCGGCACAGTCTGGCCCTGGCGCACCCTGTTCCGCGGCAAGGTGACCGGCTTCACACGCAAGTCCAACAATCTGTCCCTGACCTGCGAAGTAGACAGCGAGCCGTTCAAGGCCAATGTGCTGGTGAAGACCTATGCCGGCACCACGGGCGCGGAAGGCCCGGTGAGCATCAAGGACAAGGTGAAGCCCCTGGTGCTGGGCTGGGCCATGAACGTCGAGCCGCAGCTGATCGACAGCGACGACTCGGTCTATCAGTTCTCTGGCTATGGCCCGATCGAAGGCGTCACCACGCTTTACGAGCGCGGTTCAGACTTCGGCGCATCGGTGGGCGACTATGCGACCTATGCTGCGCTGGTTGCTGCCACCATTCCGCGCGGGCGGTGGGCAACCTGCCTGGCTGCGGGCATGGTGCGCCTCGGGGCCCCTGCCTATGGCGTAATCACGGGCGACGTGCGCGGCCATGTGGTTGGCGGGTCGACGCCGCGGCTAACCGGGAAGGTGATCCAGGCCCTGGCCCAGATCGCTGGCATCGATCCTGATATGCTGCAGACCAGCACGCTCGATACGCTGGATGCCGAGGTGCCTTTCCCGATCAACCTGGTGCTGACCGACCAGACCAAGTTCATCGATATCGCCCAGCAGCTGGCGCGCTGCTGCAATGCCCAGGCCGGGGTGAGCCTGACGGGCGAGTTTTTCGCCACGCGGGTAGCATTCGACCGCGACCAGGAAATTACCTTCGATGCCCAGGGGAGGGCCTATCCGCAGGTCACGGCGTCAGAGGAATCCTATGTCAGCGTGCCCTACTGGCGCACCACGATCGGCGCGAACCGGTCCTGGCGCGTGCACAGCGCAGACGAGATCGCCTTCGAGGCGCCTATCATCGAGCGCGGCCTCTATTCGCCGACCGAGACCTATCGCGAGGGGAATTGGGTAAGCCTCGCCGATGGATCGGAATGGCTCTACATCGCCCTGGCGCCAACCTCTGGCAACGCGCCGCCGGCCTGGCCGACAACTGCCAATGCCTATTGGCAGAACAAGCGCCCGCCGACCAAGGCGCAGGATATCACCTTCAACACGGGGCAGACGATCGAGGCCCTGAAGCCGGCCGAGGCAAATGCGACCAATGGCGCTCCGGCCGGCACTCCCGTGGGGGACAAAACCGCCACCGACGTATCGAGCACGGTCAAGGCTGGGGGCGGTGTTGCCACCGACCAGGTGGCAACGGCAGCGATCCAGAATGTGGCTGTCAGCAAGACCAATTACACCACGCTCTCCAACCCGATACCGCTACCCGATGCCGTCGATGTGGACATCTTCTCCCTGACGGTGACCAAGGACGAAGCGTCATCGCTGATGCGCATCGAGGCGAGCGTGATCATCGAATCCGACGACGATATTCGCGGCGACTTCACATTCTACAACTCGGCCGGATCTGCATCCCAGGTCTATTCGATCTTCATGAACGGCGCCCTAAGCACCTTCAGAACGGTGATCTCGATCACTGCCCTGTTCTCCGGCCTCGGCGCCGGAACAACCACCCACAAGCTGAAATTCCGGCGCAACGGCGGCGCAACTGTTGTGACGGCCAACGCCAACAGCCTGTTTTCAGTTCGCGAGGAAAAGAAGTAGCAGCCATGGAATATTGGATCGTTTACCGGGCCGGCGATGGCGTCGAGCTCGCGCGAGGGTGTTCGCCCGATGTCGGCGCGGCGGCGCGCCAGGTGCTCGCACCGAATCAGGCCACAATGGTTGTGCCAGGAGAGGCCACTCAGACCATTCCGACCGATATGGGCATCGTGAAAGCGGCGCTGCAGCAGCGGATCAATGCGGAGGCTGAGCAGCACCGCCAGCAGTTCATCACGCCCGGGGCCGGCCAGATGCTGGTCTATCTCGCCAAGGTGCGCGAGGCAGAGGCGGTTTCGGTCAACGCCAAGGCTAGCACGCCCCTGCTATCGGCTGAGGCCGCGGCGCTGGGTAAGACCGTGCCGGCTCTGGCCGCCGATGTGCTGGCAGCCAATGCGCGATGGACGCGCGCCAGCGCCGCGATCGAGGTCGCGCGCCTCTCCGCCAAGGCTGCAGTTTCCGCCGCATCCGATTTCGCTGCGCTCAACGCCGCTTCCACGGTCGATTGGGCCAACGCCACTGCAACAGGGGAATAGGCATGGCCTTCGAACTGAACATCTTCCACCCGAGCAAGCGCGTCCCGTGGGGCGGGGCATCGGCTAACGCAGATCTGGTGCTGGTCGGCACGGACTGGTCGGCTGCAGCGTTCTCCATGAGCTTTGCCGCTACCCAGGGCGGCACGGCGATTGCGGACATCCAGCTGGCAAACGCGGCAGCCGGATCGCAAGGCATTTCGGCCAGCTATGACGCCAGCTATGTGCACCCCGAAACGGGCGCTGTGGTTGGCGCCACCACGATCCGGCCGCAGATCGATGAGGCATCGCTCGAAGCCTTGGTCTGGGGATCGGACCCCACCGCGAACTTGGTCCTGCACTATGACCTGCTGGTGACGCCTGTGGGCGGCGTTCAGCAGGTGTTCTGCTATGGCACCTTCACCATTCAGCCGGGGATCGGCGACTGATGGCACAGGTAATCGTCGCCCAGAACGGGCCTCTCTCGATTGTGGAACTGGACAGCGGCGGGCAGGCCAAGGTGCTGCTGGGCGAGAACACCGCAGAGGCGAAGGCCAATGCGCTGGTTGCGAGCAGTGCAGCAACTCTGGCAGGGCATTATGCCAACGATGCGACGGATACCGATGTGCCGGGCGGCGCTGCGGGCGAGCGAGGGGCCAAGTACTGGGCGAACCTCGCCTTGGCGCGTGCCACCGCTGCGCTGGTGGCTGTTGGGATCGGGATCAAGGCTGGTTCCGCGCGGTTCACGCTCTACTTTTCGGGTGACAAGTCGATCTGGTTCGACCTGACGCCGACAGCGATCAAGCACGTTGTGATCGATGGTATCTTGGCGGCGGTTGCATCGTTGCAAGCATTGTTCGCAACGATTAGTGCGCCAGCGCAACGACTTGCCAGCAAGCCTGGCCCGGATGGGCTCTACCTGTATGGGGCGGATGGGAAGACCTTCGCCAGCATCACGCGCAACGCATTCAATCATCCTGATTACGCCAGTACGAAGGCGCAGATTAGCAGCCTTGTGGCGAACGGCGTCTCTAGCAGCTACCTTGTCCGCGACAGCAAGTGGGACAGCATCCAGGCGATTGGCGAAATCATCCATTTCGAGGGTGTGGGGCAAAGCCGGGCACAAGGTTACCCGGGCACGCTCTACAGCACCGGCGCCGCCAATTTCGCCAAGATGTTCGTGGGTGGTGTGCGGCCCGATGATCTATCGGTGGACCCGGCCGTCATCTATGCGAGCCTTGCGGACCTGCAGGAACGGTATGTGACCAGCATGGCCGATAGCACCGCGAATTCCAGCGGTTCTGTTGGTGAAACGCCGATGTTTGGTGCCATGCAGATGATCGCCCAGCTGCTGCGCGACAACGACGGTATCGACCCGAGCACCAGCGGCCAAAAGTTCCTTGCGTCGGTCTCGGCGCGCGGTGGGGCGACTGCCGCCCTGCTGACCAAGGCAAATGGCACACGCTATCCGCGCACCTTGCTCAACATGCAGAAGGGCCCCGTGGCGGCCCGGGCGGCAGGATGGAGCTATGCGACGGGCGGGGCCTTTTATACGCAAGGCGAAGGAGATTGCGCCGCGGTGACTGACCCGAGCACATGGAAAACCACCGTGCGCGGCATTCGGTCATCGATGGAGGCGGACTGGCAGACAGCCACGGGCACGGCGCGGCCCTTGCCAATGTTCCTCGATCAAACGCCATCTTCGGCCAATTACTATGCCGGGGCTCAACCTGATATCGCCATCGCGCAACTGCAGTTGGCGCTTGAAGACGACTATATGTGCCATGTCGTGGCGCCGTTCTTCATGGCGTTTCGCAACAACGATATTCATATGGTGCCGCAAGGATACAAGCACCTGGGCGCCTACTATGGTTGGGCCGCGTATCAGTGGCTGTTCAAGGGCTACAAGCCGCAGCCGCTGCGTCCAGTGATCCGCGCCGAAGGCAACAAGATCATCGCGCGCTATCCCGTGCTTCCAGGCCGCAAGCTGGTGATCGACACCACGACGATCGAGCTGATGCCCAATTTTGGGATGCGGGCCTTTTCGGCCGCTGGCACCGAAAAGACCTTGAGCAACCCCAAGTTGGTAGGGCGCGATTGCGTGGTCTGGGATGCGTCGGAGACGCCGGCTGATACCTGGAGCTTTGGCTATGCGTGGTCAAAGCAAACCGCGGCGAACCGCACCGTTTTGAACGGCGGAAATATTCGTGACGATAATCCGCTGATTTTCGACCCGACTGATTTGAACAAGCCCATGTACCGATGGGCGCCGATCGACAAGATCACCCTGACGGCTTGAGGGAGCACCTGTTATGACTATGTTCGGTATCGCGTTCCCCGGTTCGGGTGGGGCCTATGGCACATTCGAGACTTTGCCCTCGTTCGGCGGACTGGGATACGCCGGGCATCTTTTCGGTTCATCGTTGACCTCCACGCCGAGTGCCAACCTGTTTGAGTCCTCAACTGCTGGAAACGCCTTGCTCTACGGCACGGCGGGTGCCGTGGGGATTGCTCTGTCAGGCGCTGCCTTCACCGGTGTCATTGCCGGTGGCGTGCTTACGGTCTCATCCTTTGTCGCCGGCGGGCAGGCCCTGGCCGTTGGCCAGACGGTGTACAACAGCAACGGCGTGCAAGTCGGCGTGATCGCATCGCTTGGCACCGGCACAGGCGGAAACGGCACATACAACCTGGCTGCGGGTTGGGTCGCCACGGCTTCCAGCAGCATGAAGAGTGTGAAAAATGCGGTCGATTTGCCCGGTTATAGTGGCCAGGCCTATAACGGCGCGGCCTTCACTGCCGATATTACTGCTGGTGTTCTCACTGTTTCGGCGTTTCCGAGCGGGGGCACGGGTACGCCGTTGGCGGTCGGTGATGCAATCTACAGCGCTGGCGGCGTGGTGCTTGGCGTGATCGCATCGCTTGGCACCGGCACGGGCGGGACCGGAACTTATAACCTGGCAGCGGGCTCGATCGCCACGGCTTCTACCACGATGTATCGCGGCACCACGGCAGGTATTGGCGGCATGACCAGCATCGCTGTTGCCAAGGGCAATGCCGGCGGACTTGTCAGCGATTATGTCGCCACGGCGGGTGCATCGCTGGCGCTTCAACTTAATGGCGGCGCCACCACGGCCATGGGTGTTGTGCGCGGCAGCACGACGGTAAACAGCCAGGTGGCGCTGCTGGCCAATCCGACCACGCAATGGACGATGTATGTGTGCCAGTTCACGGCCACGATGGTGCAAGCAATGGTGTGGCGCGCGGCCAGCGGCCTGGTATCTGCAGATGCGACTGCACTGCCCACGGCGGGCGCAGTTGGATCAACCACCAATCGCCTGCAGGTGGGCCGTCCTTATGGCATTCCAAACGCCACAGTGGCGGGGGTGGCGGTCTATAGGGGCGCACTCACCCAAGCACAGATTTTGGCAGTCGGGGCTGCGTTCGGCGCAATTCTGGCGGACGTTGGTGAAACGCTCTGATGGGTATGCCCTGGTGGCCTTTCCATGAAGGCCCATCGCCATGAACCAGCCCACAAATCAGGAGATCGCCCGCCGCATGACCGGGCTGGAAACGCAGGTCAAAGACCTGATCAAGGCCGTCGAAGCACTGAACGACTCTGTCGGTGAGGTGAAGGCCGGCGTCGATGAAACACGCGATATCGTGAAGGCCTGGGAGGCCGTGAAGACGGGCGGAAAGTTCGTGAAATGGCTTGGTGCGCTGGCCGGCGCCCTGGTCGCAATTGTCGTGGCCATCAAGGGCGGCATCGCGCTCGCGATCAAATAGCCCGAACCCTCTGGAGAAAATCGATGGTGAATTTGCCGCCGGCATATCGCTGGCTGATGTCGCTCGCCTTGCGTCCGCGCATGGTCGACGAAGCTCTCAAGCTCTACGGCACGGCCGAGGTAGCCGGCGCCGGGAATAATCCTGCGATCATGGGGTGGGCCAAGGAAATGGGCGGCGATGTCGCTCGCCTCTACGGCGCCGACAGCGTGCCGTGGTGCGGCCTCTTTGTCGGGATCGTCGCCAAGCGCGCGGGCAAGCCTCTGCCTGCCACGCCGCTGTGGGCCTTGTCCTGGGCCAGCTGGGGTGCGCAGGTGGCCCGACCCATGCTGGGCGACGTGCTGACCTTCAAGCGCGCCGGTGGCGGCCACGTCGGCCTCTATGTCGGCGAGGATGCCACTGCCTTCCATGTGCTCGGCGGAAACCAAGGTGACCAGGTGTCGATCGTGCGCATCGTGCGGGATCGTCTCTTCGCCGCGCGCCGCCCTTCCTACAACGTCCAGCCCGCAACCGTGCAGCCCTACCAGCTGGCGGCCAACGGCGCTGTTTCCACGAACGAAGCCTGAGCCGGATAGTTCGGCCCTTAAAGGAGAACGAAAATGCCCGATTGCAAGACCAAGATGCGTGCCAAGATGGTGGTCAGTTCGGTGATGCCGACCTTCGACCCGGACAAGAACAAGATCGGCGAGGTGGTCAACTTTCACGCCGTGGCCCGCAGCACCTATTCCGACACGAACGGCGACGACGAAGACAACACCTTCGCCAAGTACAGCCCCAGTGCATCGGTCATGATCCACATCGCCAACCCGGCGCTCCACGACCAGTTCGAGCCGGGTCAGAAATTCTACGTGGATTTTTCGCCGGCCGCCTGATCGGTCGCGAAGTCCAGCCCGGGCCGTCAGTGCGCAAGCTCTGGCGGCCCTTTTCATGGAGGCTATATGGCACCCGATACCCCTGATATCGAAACCACCGGCGATGTGCCGGCGCCGATCGAAGTTGCCGGCAGTCCGGTGCGCGAACAGGTGATGACCACCTTGCGCCAGGCGCTGCCGCCGATCGCCGCGTTCGTGGTCGGCCGCGGCTATGTGGCCAACGACACGGCGGCCTTGCTGGGCGCGCTGGCGGCGATCGCGTGGCCGATCATCGACGGCCAGCGCCGCACGCTCAAGCGCAGCCGCACGCTGGCCCAACTGGCTGCCGTGGCGCCGGATAGCGTGGCGGTGGTGAAATGAGCGGGCTGGGCATCGCCAGCGGCGTCGGCGCGATCCTTTCGCGCTGGCGCCTTGGGCTGATCCTGGGGCTGATCTTGGGCGTAGCGCTGCTGGTGATCGGCATGACCGGCGCAGCGCTACACTATCGCAGCGCCTACCAGGCCGAAGTCCTGGGCCGGGCCAACGACCTGGACGGCTACAAGCAGGCGCAGCAGCTGGCCGAGCAGCGTGCCCGCGACGCGATCGCGCACCAGGAATCAACGTGGCGCATGCGCGCCCAGATCGAGGACACCAAACATGCGACCGACCTTGCTGATGCTCGCGCTGCTGCTGAGCGCCACATTGCTGATAACCGCGTGCAGCCCAAAGCCGCTGTCCGTGCGCCCGGCGGCGCCGCTGCCGACGCCCAAGGTGACGGTGCCGGAATTCGCCAAGACCTGCCCGCCGCTGGTGTCGTGGTATCCGAAGACGACGTGCGCGCCTGCACCGAAGTGACGGCCTATGCGTTGTCCCTGCGCGATTGGGCCCTCGGGCTCAATGATCCGGCGCCAGAGCAATGACCGCGTGGCCAGGCTGGCGCGCTGCCTCCTGGCCACTGCACTGACAAGGACATCGAGACATGGCTGCAACACCCGTTCGCATCGGCTTCATCATGACCGATTTCCGCCGGGCCATTGCGGAATCGCCCACGGCCAAAGCCCGATATGGCGACGATGCCCGCCAGAGCGATGATCCGATCGAGAGCTATTTCGACAGTGTTGCCGATGCTCAGGCAATTGCCGATGAGCGCCAGGCGCTGCTGTCGGTCGAGCGGCGGCGGTTCAAGGTCACTGCCAAGGCGGTGGACGAAATCGCATACCTGGATCTGAGCAATGGCGTGCCTGTTGCCCGGTTCATCGATCGCCAGAGCGCGGCCGATCGTGACGTGCTGATCTCCGAGATCATCATCGATCTGGCCAAGCAATCCACCACCACCACGCTTTGGGGTTGACCGTGGCCACCATCCGCAAACCGTTCTTCGTCCTGCCGCTCGATCTTGGCACCATGGTGGCGAGCGCCGCCGATACCGGATACCCGGTGTTCAACCTCAACCGCCACAAGGCCATTGGCCTGACCTGGCAGGCAAAGGCCACAGGCGGGTGCTGGGCGCGCGGTGCACTGCCGGCGCAGGCCTCGATCGATTTCTGCGCGATCGTCTCGGCCAACGCGCAGCTGGGCACAACCTATCGGCTGAGGCTAGGGGCGTCGCAGGCTGATGTGGATGGCAGTAGCGCGCCCTATGACAGTGGCGTGCTGCCGTTCATCAATCCGGCCATCGTGCGCGATGACGGGCTCTATCACTCGCACCTGGAGTTGCCCGCGGCCCAGGCAGCCACCTATTGGCGCATCGATATCGGCGGCCATGCCGGCTCGTTCCAAGCCGCCAGCCTCGTGCTGGGCAGCAAGATCGAACCGAGCCGCTATTACAATTTCGATTGGGAATACGGCGTCAAGGATTTGGGCGACCTCAATCTGACGGCGTGGGGCGTGGCCGACGAAACGCCTGGTCTGATCTGGCGGAACATCAGCTTCACGCTGGGCTGGCAGACCGAGGCCGAGTTCGAAGCCTCGTTCCGGCCGATGCAGGAGCGCCTGGGGCGTCGCGGTGTCGTGTTCTGCGCCTTCGATCCCGAGCCCACGGCATACCGCCAGGCCAGAACCTACATGGGCTTCTTTGACAAGGCTCCATTCGCGAAGGGCATCCGCAAGCCGCGCACATTCACCCAGGATTTCGTGCTCAACTCGATGATCTGACTTCGCCGGCAGACCTCTCCCTGCCGGCGCAGGGCGGGGTGGCAGAGGGCACGCTGTCACCCCGTTTCCTTACTTGGTAGTTTCAGTCACATCCAGTTCGGGCAATGCATACCTAATGCGGAACCGCTCCGCGATCTGCTTGAAGCGCATCGTCACTTCATTCACGGCGCGATCAAAAGGATCGTAAGCTGCATTAAAGGATGCATCTATTTCGGCGTTGGGGTTCCCTTTGAGAACCTCTCTTACCTCAAACGTCCAAACGTAGAGATCGGCGGTTCTGTCGATCAAATTTTTAAGTTCATTTCCTATTTCCGGAAAATATATAGCGCATATGGCATATAACTGATGGCCGTATTCGTCAGGAAAAGGTTCAGGAAGTAGGCGAATTGCTGCATTTACTTCGTCGTTGATCGATTTTCTATGACGCCACAACAGCAATATCGCTTCTTCCAATCGGGTTCTGTATAAGGCCCGATCATCTTTCTTCTTTTGTAGGTAATGGGTCAGAGGTGGGCCAGCGAGTCCGCCAGAGACACCGATCAGGCCGCCAATGATGACTGGAATTAGATGATCCCACATGAAAATCACTCCACATCCAGGCGCAGCGACCATTTCAGCTTCTTGGTGACCATCGACCTGGCACGCATGTGCCAGTCGAAAGCATCCATCACGGCAAAGCGCATCGCCCGCTCATCGTGCTGGCGCTCGACCACGGTAGCCCTGACCACTTCAAACCCGTCTCCACTGGTAGGGGTGGAGGTGGTGACCGCAATCAGCGCGCCGCCGCGCGTCTGGTGCAAGTCCAGCGTGATCCGCAGCGGCTCGCGCCCACGGATCTCGAAACTGTCGCTGCACAGCAGCCGGGCCCAGGCCTCGATCGTCGGACCCTTGCCCTGGACAATCTCCAGCCGCTCGAAGCCCTCGGGCTCTTCCGCCCGGGCGATCGCGCGCCGCACGTCCTGCTTCGCCCGGGCAATGATCGAGGTGATTTCCTGCTTGGCCTGTGGGTCCAGTTGCTCCAGCGCCTGGCCGGGCAGTTCCACGACGACATCGACGCCGCCGGTATCCTTCACGTTCGATTTCATGCGGCTTTCCTCCAATATTGGGCATTGGCCTGCTTGACCTTGAACCAAGCGGCATTTCGATTTCGCCGGTAGGGGGCCTCTGCATCCTTGAGCATGATCCCCTCTCCACCGGTAGCCCAGACGCGCCGAGCCTCCCCCAGAGCCTCCCCCACATCCTGCACCCACTGATCGGGCAGGATCGGGCACGACGTGCGCCAGGACTCATCGCCCTTGCTGCCCGGCCGATATTCCCACGATAGGGCCGGATCTTCATCCACCGCGCGCGCCAGATCCTGGAGCCGGGATTTGCGGGCATAGAGCGGGGTATCATCGCCGCCCGCGCGCCAGTCGGCCATGGGCAGGCAGTCGAACAGATGCAGCGTGCCAGCCTCGCCGCCGCGGCGCCATCCGCCCTCGCACCATGCCTTGGTTGCCGCCAGCGTGCCCCCGACCTGGAATTCGCCATCGAACACCATCGGCCGCCCGGCCGCGCGCTCCATCAGGCCCAAACGGTAGAGGATATGGCCGGCGCCCTCGATCAAGCGGCCCTGGCGCGTGAACAGGCGGGGCGTGCCATCAATGCCGGTCAGGTAGAGGCAGCGCCAGCCATCGCGCTTTTCCTCGGCCATCATCCCGCCGGCCGGCATCTGGCCCCGCCAGTCTCCCGCCAATTGGCATAGGCTCTCAGCCATGTGCTTTCCTTTCATTGCCCTGCGAATCCACCGGGGCAGGCACTCCCGGCGCCCGGTGCATATCGCTTGGCTCTCATCCACGATAGGGGGTGCTTTCCGCATGGACCGCACCCCGGTTTCCCACGGTAGGGGCTAGGCTGCTATGCCGAGCTTACGCATGGCCGCTTCCGCCCTGGTCACACGCGACACCATCGCTTCGAACTGGCCGGCCAGCTGCGCCAGCGCCGCGCCCTCGCGATCGGCGCGCGCCGTGACAGCGGCAAGAGCGGTGCGGGCCTGGTCGCGCTCGCGCACCAGCCGGGCCAGATCGCTGGCGCGTTCGGGTTGTGACGGATCGGCCATGGCCTGGCGCAGCTGGGTAAGAGCGACATTCGCGGCTGCCAGCGCACGCCGCTCCAGATCAGCCCGGCCGCGCGCTTCAGCAATCATACGCCGCGCGCGCCGCGCCATGGCCCGGCGCCGCTCCAGATGATGCACACCCCGCCGGGCAAAGGCTTCGGCATTGCGCATAGCAGCGGCTTCGCCTTGCTGTGCAAGAGCCGCAGCGTCCGTAGCGCGGGCGTATCGCACCTCTAGCTGCGCGATTTCCACCTCTGCCGCGCGCCGCGCCTTGCGTTCTGCCCACGCCCGCCGAATAGCCCGCTCATGCGCCGGGGTGCGCTTGGCATGCGTCGACGCCGGTGCCGCATCTGCGGTAGGGGTGCCGGTGCGCGCCACGGATAGGGCGGCAATGGTCTGCTCCAATGCGGCCACGCGCGCGGCAATATCGTCCAGATCTATGGATGCCGGCAACTTGTCAGGATTGCTTACAGGTTCGATCACGGCAGTTTCTGGCGCCAGGGCCGGTTCTGGCGCGCAAACCGGCGACGACGTGCCACAGGTAGGGGCAGGGGCCTCTTTCGCGTCCTGGCCGCCCTGGGCTGGCGCCTCATCCCTGGTAGGGGGGCAATCTTGTGACACGGCTTCCAGGGCAGCGGCGCGCTTGCCCCGCTTCGCCTTGACCGGCTCCAGCCCGCACCAGTCCCGCACCTGCTTTGCCGTGGCGGGAATGCCGCCGCGCTTGTCCTGCGGTAGGGCCATGGTGCGCACCACATTGCCGGCATCGTCCAGCACTTCGCACGTTGCCACCTGGGCTTGGCCATAGCCGGGCATGGCCACGATGTAGCGGCATTCGGCGCGGCTCCAGATACCGGCAAGGTGATATTCGGCGCCCGGCGGAACGTGCACGCCGTCGCGCTCTGCAAGCCAATCGAGATAGGCGCGAATCTCTTGGGCATGGGGCTGGCGCGGTCCATCATTGCGACGGGCCTTGCCGCGCGGGCCGATATGCGGTTCGTGGTAGGGCGTGAAGTCGAACAGGTTCATGACTGGCAATCCTTCTGTGCCCTGTGTTGCACCTGGCGCGCGGGCAATGCGCCGGGGAGGCTTGCGCCTATCCGATGCGCCCGTCTCCACCGATAGGGGCAGGCGCACGGGATAGGGGCGGGGCATGGCGGCCCCGCCTGGTTCAAGCTGTTAAGCGAATGATTTTCGTCCTAACCTTGGCCGTTGGAAACGTGAATTCGTCCAGATATTCGAGCATTTCAGCCCCGCCGATTTCGAACGTGACAGGCACCAGCGCCACCAGCGTTGCCCGGTCACGGCCGCCGCGCCCCAATAGTGCACGCGCCGCCGCCACATGCCGGCGCACCTGGCTGAAAGGCGGATTCATGATGATGCGGGGGAATTCCACCTTGCCGCGCACTCGCTCGGCATATTCAAGGAAGCATTCTTGAATGACCGTGCCGAACTGATGCAGCCCGCCGGCTAGGGCGTGGTGGCGCTCCACCTGCACAAGCTCATACCGGCTATGCCCAGCGGCAAGCAATGCGCGGGAAAGGTTGCCGGTGCCCGCGCTAGGCTCAAGCGTCAAATAGTCGCCCTGGCTTCCCAGATACTCGACCATGCGCGCGGCAACCTCTGGCGGGGTGACGTGGCATTCTGTGGCGCGATCAACCGCAACCACGGCCGGGGCTGGTGCGATAGCCGGCGCGGCGAAATCCTCCCGGCGCTTGACCGGGAGAACTTGGGGCCGCTTGGGCATGCGATAGACTTCGCGCTTCATGCTGCGCGTTCCTCGGCAGCAGTCAGGACGCGTTCGGCAACCTGGTGCCAGTGCGCATCGGGATATCCCTCATAGGTGCCCGCATCGGTGCGACGGATGCTATCGCCGAAGCGGTCGATTTTCCGGCCGGCATAGAAAAGCACAACCTCGCCTTGGGTAGTGCTCGGGCGGTAACGCTTGATACGCAATTGCTCGGCATCATAGGGCGCGCCGCCAAGTGTTGCGGGCTGCCCCGCGTTCTCAAGTTCGAATGCTGTTGCGGCTTCAATCGCTGCCAGATCAAGCGGCAAGGCCTTTGCCGGCTTGTCAGAAATGTGCACGACTGCGCGCGGCTTGTGGAACGCTGAACCGCCGGCATAGATGCGAATCCGGGCCACGCCTGGCAGCGGCGGCGGGTTGACGCTGGCGGAATACCCGCGATTGTTCACCCGCCGCCCATCCGCCGAAATTTCGATGGTTTCGAATACCGAATATGAGCCGCCCGAGTTGCTGGAATAGGTAGCTTGCGTCACTTCCTTTATCTCATTCGGCAAGGCGCGTTCGGGATAGCCTTGCGCCTTGCAGGTGGTCCGCTCCTGGTCGTTCCAGATCGTTTGCAGCCGTTCGGCATCCTCCCGAGTCGGATTGATCAGGGGCAGCGGCGCCGGCTTGCTGGATGCGCGGCGCGGCTTGGCTTCTGGCACAGTATAGCCAACAGCCTGCATCAGGTCGCGCCAATCATCCTCCACCATGTCGAGCGTGCAGCCGTTGGCGATATGGGCGGGCAGCGGGTAGGGGCTGGAAAGCTCGAACGCGCCGGGATCGGTAACCGTCGCAACTGGCTTTTCTGCGCCGTTCTCCCGTGCGAAGGCCTGCAAAATGACGGGCGTTAGTTCCCCTTCATAGCGCGCCACCTCGCCAAGCATCGATCGTTCGAAAGCCAGCCGGTTCAAGGTGTGCTCAATCCAGCGCTTGCGGTTCGGGCCCGTTGCTGCCCGCTGCGCGACTGCAATGCAACGCGCCCGCGCGTCCGCGGGGGATAGTTCCCCCTTTTCGACCGCATAATACATTTCGGTGGTCGCGAAGATGCGCTGCGAATCCATGTTGCCGATTGCCCAGCGGATTTTTTCATCCGTGGTCATATTATCCCAGATCGCTAGCGCGGCATGGGCGTTATTGATGCCGCGTTGCAGGTCGCGCAATTCGGCCAAAAGCGTCTTGATGCGATTGGCCCTGGTGCGCGGATCGTTTTTCATATTGGCGAAGTGCTCAACCCCGCTGGCGCGATACAGCCAATAGTTGGCCGTCTGGTGCGCCTTGTTGGCCTGTGCCTGGGCAGCGTCCATACGCTCTTTCGTTTTGCGCGCCTTCCGCTCGCTGTGGTGACCGACAAGGATTGGCTGCCCCATATAGAACGCTTCGGACAGTTCCGACGCGCGGCGGGCGAATGCGTTCGCCTCCCGGTGGCGCTTGCTGGCCAGTTCCTCAAGCCGTTCCGCCTTGGCCTGGGCACGCTCGGCAAGCGTCATTTCTTCCGGCTCGATTTCTCCGGCCAGTTCAATGGCCAAATCTTCGCGCGCCGGCGTCCACGACGGTGCAACAAACAGTTCCTGGCGCGGCGCCCACTTGAAGCCTGCGGCCTTCACGCGTTCATAGGTTTCCGCGTCAAGGCGCGTCGACGCATAGAGGCGAAGCTTGTTGTCTTCCGGGCTATAGGTGGCGGTAATGGTGGTCATGGTTCGGTTCTTTCGCTGGCCATGATTGCAGCGCACCGGGCGGCCAAGCCGGGCGCCGTGTCGATTAGCGGGACAGCGCCGCCTGGCGCCGCTCCCTTTGTTCCTGGGCAAGTTCGCGCTTGAAGCGCTTGACGTTGCGGCGGTTCAGATCAGCAAGGCCGGTGTGCGCCTGCCAATAGGCAAAGTGCGCCGCGCGCCATTGCGGGGTTGCCTTGACGTGATCGGGGGTAAGCCCAAACAGCCCGCTGCCCGTGCCGGGGATAGCGGCCAGCCGGGCCGCCGCGTCGCGCATGCGATTTGTCAGGGCCTCCCGTGCGGCGCGGTATGCCAGAAACTGCGGGCTATAGGTGGGGGCGGTCATGGCTGGCGCTCCCGGTTAGCGCGATCATCGGCCAGCACTTGCAGCCAGTGGGCGCCAAGCCGGCGCGCATCGCGCCAGATGGACCACAGCGCGGCAATGCCGGCCGCATTGATTGCCATGTGGGCAAGAAAGCTCAGCACATTTGCCCCCTGTCGTATTGGCTGTCATAGGCCTTGCCACAGGGCAAGCCGCGCTTAGCGCTGCGATGCTCTTGCACCATCACGGGAACAGTCATGTCGGGGTCAATGCTGGCCGCCATCACGGCGCGGTGATTGCCATTGGCCAACTGTGCTTGGCCGCGCATCCTGTCGATAGACAAGAGCACAGGCTCCCGCACGCCTTCAGCCGCAATCGATGTGCGCAGCGCTGCATTGTATGCCGCGCGGTCTGGGTCAACGTCCAGGCCCGCACCGGCCGCATGCACGGCAAAGCGGGCAATGTCTCCAGCCCGCACCATCATGTGATAGTGGGCCATGGCTCAGCGCTCCACCTGGCAGGCATAGTGCCCGCGTGGCCCGTTGACCGAATAGAGCGCGTTCAAGCAGTCTACGCCGGTCAGCCCGTGGTCCATGACGTATTCGTCCTGGCCAATGGTCTGCACCAGCGCCCACGTATCGGCGCGCGGCGCCGGGGCAGGCTGCAGATTGGTATAGAGCGCGATCGCTCCCGAGATCAGGGCGGCGCCGGTGGCCACGCCAGAGATCAGGCACAGGGCCAAGCCGATACGCTTGTCAGTCTTGGTCGGGGTGATGTGGGCAAAAGCCATGGTGTTGCCGTGCCAGGTATGGGGAGGCCCGATCGCCTCCCCGCCCCTGCCTTTCATTTCGATGCCCTGCGTTCAGTGGGGGGCGGGCTGTCCCCGGTTTGACCTGGTGAAGCATGGCGGCGGTCAATCGCCATGCGCAATACATATGCTTGCGCGATAGTAATGCAATAGGAAAAGCGCAGATAACGCGGGTCCTACCTAGAGAAAATGCAACGACTAAGCGCTTAAGGACCGCTTTTTTGTTGTCAGTGGTCTATGCCGGTATTTGCGCCAGTTTGAAGTTGTAGTTTGGCGGTTGCCTTATTGTCCGTTTCTATAATTTTATGAGCAAGCGCCACCCAATGGCTCCATGGCCCTTCGGCATTCTGGTTATCGTTCCTTGGCGACCATGGAACGAACCATCCATCAAGCCATTCGCTGCGCTGGATGCCGCATCGACGCTCGCCCTGAATAGTCTCCGGCAAATGTGGCAGCAGATCATCATCGTCAGGCCGGGGGGCGTCGTCACTCGCCTTAACCGCGGCCAGCTTGCGCTCCGATGCTCGCAGGGCGGCATAGAGCGGAGTTTCCCGCGCTTCCTCCAATGCTGCAAAGATCTCATCGCGACGGATCGTCAAGAACGGCAAGGCGTGATCAGTCCTGCCATGTGTGTACATCCACGCCACCGGCTGCCCCTGCATCGCAGCGGCCTTTCCAGCCTCATAGGCCTTGATCATGGCGCCCAAGCTGTAATCCATGTCGCCGTTATCGCGACGGATCGCCATGCAGTTGGCGGTAATCCACTCGACCGCTTCGTCGTGGTCGAACAGTTCTGGAATTGGCGGCGGGGGTTCGCGCATCGCGGCAATCGCGGCGCGGGCGCGGCGGTGATAGTGGCTCTTCCAGTCATCACTGCGGTCTTCCCATGTGGCTTCAGGATGGTCACTTTCGTGCAACGCCCGCGCCACGCGCTCAAGCTGGCTGCTCATTTCCCTTTCCTCCTGCAAATCTCGACCACCCGCTTGGCGGTCGCTTCATCCATCATGCCGATGTGGCATTCCTTGGTGCTGATCCCGAGTTGCTGGGCCAGCCACCTGTAGCCGCGGCCCCTGGCTGTCTTGGGCGTGAGGCCGGAAATCTCGGCCCGGCGGCGCCAGAGCGGATCGAATGCCGCGTGTGCATCCTCGCGCGCCCGGCGTGTTGCGGCGCCGGCCGGCGTACCTACGGCTGAGAGGTTAGGGTGGGTGCCGCAATAGGCGCCGCACCGGCACTGCCACAGCCACTTGCCGGCAAGGTCGGGCCGATGCCGATAGATCTCGGCGCCGCTCACCAGCGACACGCTGCCCGGTGCGCAGCCTTCGCCGCACGCGGGTGCGATCTTGGCCAGGGCTTTCGCCGTGAAGTCGCGCGGATCGACAAGGTATTCGGTCATAACGGCCTGCTGATCACGTAGGGGAAGAGGGCAAGCTGATAGCCCTGGCCGGGGAACGCGATGTCGAGCGCCAGGCATTCGGAGCAGCGGCAGCGCAGCGGGTCTTCGGCTAGGCGAATAATCGGCACGGGCGGTGCCGGTGGCTTGCCGCCAAGATCGGGAAGAGCAGTGCTGTGCAGCGCGCGTGCCAGCCATCCTGCGACGCGGCCGGGGTGCTTCACTGGCGGAAATCCTGGGCTTTGGGCTTTGGTGAGACTTTGGTGAAATTGCCCGAAAATCCAGCAATGTTCCTGGCTCGTTCTGCTGCACACCTCGGGCAAAAGCACGCATTTCTGCGGGTTTGCGTGTTATCCCCTTGCTTCGGGAGGCAGGGGCCGGAGGTTCGAATCCTCTCTCCCCGACCACTTATTTCTCCTGCATTGCAGGGGCATGAAAAAGCCGGCCTTTGGGTCGGCTTTTTCGTTTCTGGGCCAGGGCCGGAAGAGGCTTGCCGCTATTTGCGATTTCCGCCGGCACTTCTAAGGCTGTGGGCATGATGAGCCCCACCGAATCCCACAGCCCGCACTTCGAATGGCAATACCTTGACCTGATGCGCCAGATCTGGACGCAGGGTGACGAGCGGATGGACCGCACCGGCGTGGGCACCCGCGCGGTGTTTGGCACGCAATTGCGCTTCGATCTGTCGCAGGGCCGCGTCCCGCTATTGTCGACCAAGCGGGTATTCTGGAAAACCGCGACGCGCGAATTCCTGTGGTTCCTGACCGGCGATACCAATATCCGCGCCCTGTGCGCGCAAGGGGTGGAAATCTGGACCGATTGGCCGCTCGATCGCTATCGCCGCGAAACGGGCGAGGATATCAGCCGCGCCGATTTTTCCGCGCGGATCGTGGCCGATGCGGCCTTTGCCGCGCAGTGGGGCGATCTTGGCCCGGTCTATGGCAAGCAGTGGGTCGATTGGCCGGTCTATGAGCCAGCGGGCCAAGATGGCCTGTTCCGCCGCCGCGCCCAGGGGGTGAACCAGGTGGCTGGCTTGGTCGAAAGCCTGCGCCATAATCCCGGCAGCCGCCGCCACATCGTGGAGGGGTGGAACGTGGCGGAGCTTGACGCCATGGCCCTGCCGCCGTGCCACAAAACCTATCAGTTCCAGGTGGCGGACAATCGTCTGTCTTGCGTGCTCTATCAGCGCAGCTGTGATGTGGTGCTGGGCCTGCCGTTCAACCTGTGGGGCGCGGCGCTGTTCGTGCACATGCTGGCCCAGCAGTGCGATCTTGAGCCGGGTGAACTGGTGTGGATGGGTGGGGACACCCACCTCTATCTCAATCATGCCGATCTGATCGAGGCGCAGTTGCAGCGCGTGCCGTCGGGCGATCCGCGCCTGGCCATCGCACGGCGGCCGGAATCGATCTTTGACTATCGCATCGAGGACTTCGTGGTGGAGGGCTATCATCCGCAAGGGCATCTGGCCGCCCCGGTCGCCGTGTAAGGTGCGCCGCGTTTGCGGGGTGCCGATCAAGTTTTGCACAGCTTGGTGCGAAAATTCTGCATGACCCTTTGTTGACACCTGCGGCCGCCCGGCATAGAGGCGCCTCACCCCAAGGGGAATGCGGGTGTAGCTCAGTCGGTTAGAGTGCCGGCCTGTCACGCCGGAGGTCGCGGGTTCGAGCCCCGTCACTCGCGCCACCCCTTGGGTAAGATGTTGTTGGTCAACGAAAACCTTGCTCGAACAAGGCTTTCACGCCAAGGCTGGAAACAGCAAATTGGCAGTTGACAGCATATCGGCCGCGTCTTAGAGGCGCAATCCCCAAGGGCACGCGGGTGTAGCTCAGTTGGTTAGAGTGCCGGCCTGTCACGCCGGAGGTCGCGGGTTCGAGCCCCGTCACTCGCGCCACTTGGTGGATTTTCAAAAAGGCCTCCTTCGGGAGGCCTTTTTCGTTTCCGGCATAAATGGCTCGGCGTGCTGATGGTCAGCTCTGCCTGTCCACGTGGCCTAGCCCCAGCGGCCGGTTTCCATCCAGATCAGGAAGCGGCGCAGCGGCAAGAGCCAGATCGTGCCCAGCACCAGGTAGATCGGCACTTGCACCAGGACGGGCAGGCGGCCGATCTGTTCGCCCAGGCCCATGACGAACCCGCCATAGATCGCCAGCGCGGCGATCAGTGCCAGGATGCCCACCGGCTTGCGCCAGGTGGGCGGAGGCGGCGGATTGAAGTGGGGTTGGCGCTCGCCCAT